AAAGTATTACCTTCCAATCCTTTTGCGAGATTTAATATAAATTTATTTCTCTTTTCATGACCAATTAGGTATTGTATTTCATCTTCATAAGTATCAAATTTTTTTGGAGTATGTTTCAATATAAGACATCTAATCTCCAGGTCTGATACATGACCTTTCTCCATTAACTCAGATGTACGTGTTACTCTGTAGCATGGTCCAAACAATCCTTCCAATACCCACTTATGTGTCTGTGTTCCATCAAGTGTTCCTGTAAATCCATATCTATATTTTGTATGATGGAGATGATTCATAATTGTAATAAGAGACTTGCTTTTAAATAAGTGAGCCTCATCACCAATTACTACATCAAAATCTTCAAAATAACTACGTTCTAATTTATAAATAGACTGCCATGTTGTAACTGTGACAGGAAGATCTGTTTCTTTCTCACATCCTGCATATATCTTATGACAATATGAATCTGAATTCCATCCATAATCCCGAAAATCCGAGACGAGTTGATCTACTAGACTGGTCGTTGGTACGACTACGAGAATTTTTCGTTTCCTATCCACATGATATCTCACGACAGCGTAAATCATCAGACTTTTTCCTGACGCAGTTGGACTTAACAGAATCTTTCTGTTATATTTTAATGCATCATGAACTGCTTCAATCTGATAATTTCTTGGGGTCAATGCAGTTATCGAAGCAAGGTAATCTTTAACTCCTTCTAAACTAATCTCCTTATTAACTTCAAAGGGTTTTCCATAGTACTTATTTGTTACAAACTCATATGTGTAATTATAATTGCTACAAAATTCTACAAGTCTATGTAATAGACCTATGTAAAGTCTTTTGGTCCTCAGATCAAATAAGTGTATCTCACCATTCCAATTTCTCTTACGATACTGAGGCATAAATTTTGCCCCAGGAACTTCAAATTTGAAGTGATCTCGTAATTCGTATTCTATGTGTGGTTCAGTAGTAATTTTGAGATATACTTCATTACACTTTTCAATAATTAAATTAGCCATATCCAGCTTGGAATTTTAAAAATTCAATTGAGTTTTTTATTTGGTACGTTCGATTAGATATTTGTTTTAAGATACTATCGATGTAATTAATCATTACCACATAATATTCAATCTTCATACTGATAGTTGAGAGTCTCTCATCAGCATCAAGATACTTATTCATAGCATCTTTATCTCTTACTTTTTTGGGGAAAGGATCTTTTACATATACATCTGGGTCTGCCTTTCCAGAATAATATTCGTATCTTTCGTGTCTTACGTTTTTTCTTTGCTGCTCTGCTTTTGTTTTTAGCAATACTAGATTGTTTAAGATATCGTAGTATTTTGAATGTAGTACTGGAATTTTTAGTGATTCTTCGTGTAAGTTGTCAATATCAATCTGAGAATCTTTTTCCCACATTGATTTAATCATAGCAATGTCAAATGTCATACTCTAGAGTTAAACCTGTCGTTAATAATGTATATACTATACTTAAAAGTTACTGTTGCTGCGAAGTATTGAATGTCTGTATCCGTAGCATCAAATTCCATTTGAGAAAGTGAAGTTGGAAACATATCTTTGAATACTACGTTGTACTGTAAATTCTCAGTATTTGTTAAAATTTGTAGAGTCCCATCAGAATAATGATTCTGTTGATTTTGTGTAAATGGTTTCCCTAGCAAATTATCTTCATTTTGTAAGTCATATATTTCACTTAAGGATTCTGGAAATCCTAAACCTCGCATCCAATTTTGAATTTCTAAGTAATTCCCCAGATCTTCATCTACTAAAAATCTAATAGAAAGATCTTCAAAATCCATCATATCACCAGGAACTGGAATCATTTTTAAGTATGATCCTTGTTCTGCAACTCCCAAACTTATACCAGGAACATTTGCTGAGTTAGCAAAGTATGCAAGTTTAGGTGCTCTTGATATTGTAAATTTAAAACCAGTTGGAGCAAGAAAATTCCTATTTGCAATCTGTGTTTTAAACGCTGATGATGATACAGGCACAACGATAGAAATCCTTGGATACTCTATTTATCACTCTAATCCCATCAAGTATTCTCCGAGTGCTTCCTTCAATTGCTCAGGTGTTAGTTGTGGTTCTTCCTTCAGATATTTCTCTAAAACATATACACAATGATTTTTTATTGCCACATCACTAGACCACGAAAGTCTATCATTTACGATGTCTCTTGGTGTCTTTAGCATGGATTGATTTTCTGCTCTAGTATGTAGGCATAAAAAAAGGACCTCCGAAGAGGTCCTGTGAAAACTCTGTGAATAGAGATCACATGAGGTTCTTAACGGTTACACGTCTGTAGTAACGGTTAGAGTTGGTGGTTAGTCCACCGAGACCCTGATTGGTGCCTTCTGCGAATGGGTTAGCAACTAGACCATAACGGGTCTTGAAGCCAATCTTGGGCTGGAAGGTGTTCTCTCCAACTGCACGAACCATCTGAAGAGGAACGTATGGGCAGTAGAATAGACCTGCGTCATAAGGTGAAGAACCCTTATAACCAGCAACATAGTACTGATTAGCAGCACTGTTTGCAGAATATGGGTCAATGTATACACGGAACTTACCGAGTAGAGTACCAGCAAAGGTGTTGCCAGTGTCATCTACGTTAAGGTTTGCATTAAGTGCAGGAGTGTAATCGAGTACACCAGCCATGGCTAGAGCAGAAGCAACGTCTGCGGAACACATGATGATGTTGCCCTTTCCTCTACGAGTTCTTTGTGCGATTGCGTTAGCATCACGCTCGATTTGGAAGAGTAGACCCTTGAACTTCTCAACAGACCAACGACCATTGGAGTCGATATCTAGATCGAACTCACCAGCAGTTGCGGTGTTGACGGTAGCACCTTGCTCAGCAGTCTTGTAGATAGTTCTAATAACTTCTCTGTTGATTTCCGCAAGGATTTCAGTAGAGAGGATATTAGCAAGTTCTGCTTCAGCATTAAGACCATGAATTGCCTTAATGTCTTGTGCTAGTTCTAGGGAGTATTCTGCCTTGAGTGCTCTGGACTTTGCAGTCACAGTAACTTTCTCAATGCTGAATGCCATCTCGTTGAACTGATCAGAGACGCCGAGATTCTCAGCATCGTCAGTTCTCATGCCCTGACCAGCATTGTATGCTAGTTGATCGGCAGAACCAGTTGGGTTAAGGACGGAAGGATTGCTACCAGACTGTGCGGTAGTACCCATACCTGATGCAACACCAGACATTCCGTTGGTGTTGTCGAATCCAGAATCCTGTCCAGAGAAAGCAGTATCTGCTTCGTTGAACATTGACTCAGTTCCAGACTGATTGTTGTATCTGGAACGCATTGCGAAGATGAGTCCAGTAGGACCACTCATTGGTTGAACACCTGCGAGGTCATATGCGACCAAGTTAGGCATTGAACGTCTAATTAGTGAAATTAGAACGGGGTCGAAACCTGCGGTAGGACCACCAGCTGCGGATCCACCTTGGAATCCATCAGAACCAACTGCGTTGGTAGGTGCTTCTGCGAGGAATGAACCTGAGTTGTTAAAAGAGTTTTGCTCTCTTAGGAATTTTTCTTGGTTTTCTAGCAGGACTGCGGTCACTGCTCTCTTATGGGAATCTTGAATATTATCAAGACCCTGATGATCGAGAACTGGTGCCCACTTCTCCTGCAATTGCTCGGAATTGAACATTGAGGTTTACCTATTAAGTGTTTGTTTTTGTTTGATTAATATTAAATTCAGTTTTTAGCAAATGAAGAGAGTGTCTTCAGGTATGCTGCCATAGACCCAGAAACTACTTCTGGAGCTGCGTCTGCACCTTCAGATAACGTCTCGGTTTTTGCCTTTGGAGTTGCTTTAGTAGAGAAATAAGATTCTCTGAGCATTTCCAATTTTTCACGATATTTTTCTTCACTTTCAAACTCAACACTTTCAGCAAGTGAAGCGAGCTTTTCTTTCTGTGTCTCGGCAAGACCACCAGAAACTTGATCAAGAATACCCTCAGCAACAGTCTCTGCGAGACGGGAGTTTAGGGAAACATTCTTCTCAATTTGCTCGTTGAGTTTAGTCTCCATTTCATCAAGTTTTTCTACCATGCTATCAATTACATTATACTTTTCTTCAGGGATTGTTACATAATGAGTTTCAAAAAGATCCTTCATTCCAGAGAGGAAGGATTCAGTCATTTCTGCCTTAAGTGCATGTTCGATTGCGAGTTCGTTCTCGGACATCCACTCATCAGCAACATATTCTAGATAAGAGTCTGCTCTTGAAGTTAGACCCTCTTGGATTACTGCTACTTCTTCAAGTAGTTTTTCTTCGTATTGTACTTCTAGACCTTCTTTGATCTGTGCAACCTTTGCATTGATTGCAGTTTCAAAGATGGTTTTTGCTTTTTCTTGGAATTCTTCGGAGAGTTCCTCACCTTGAAGAAGTGCGTTAACATCTTCCTCCATATTATATTCAGCAACAACCTCAACTTCTTCGGTTGATTCTTCTTCGGAAACAACTTCTTCTTCAGTAGTTTCTTCTTCAGATACTACTTCTTCTTCCGTGGTTTCTTCTTCGGCAACCACTTCGTCAGTGATTTCCTCTTCTTCCTTCATACCAGCAGGCATTGCATCTGCTTTACCAGCAGACTTAGTAACAACATCTCTAACTTGCTTGAGTGTTGCGCCTGGTTCTTTGAGTTTTGCTGAATCATCATCAGACTTATAATTCTCGGGAGTAGGACCACCGAGATCTTCTACAGAAGCAAGTTGAGTTCCAGGATCTGCCATTGTGGGCATTGGATCTGCTTTAGCAGCTCCAGAGTTAACAGCAGTACTGGATTGCTTTGTGCCTACTTCCATTTCCTGTAAATTGTTGTCACTAGACATTTGAGACTCTCCGTTTATCTTTTAGTAGATTAGATTAACTATATTTATTTATAAATTAATTATTTTTATGTAAGTACCACTACTTATAGTGAATTTAAAAAGTCATTGAATAGACTTAACTTATGTTCGTCAAGTGCTTTTTGATCAACTAGAGTGTTGATTCTACGTGCAGTTTTTACTGCAAGTTGCTCACGAAGAATTCCTCCTTCCCAAACCCATTCTTTTCCTTCCATAATTCCTGAAACAAAAGCATCAGGTGCAGAAGGATCGGCAACAATATCAGCAGCAGTTGCCAACATGAAGTCTTCACCAACTTCAGAATAACCTTCTTTAGTTGGACGAAGTGAACCAATACCACGAGAAGAAACTCCGAGCATCACACCTTCTTTAAGAAGAGACTCGGCAATTTTACCCATTGGTGTAGATAAAATTTGTGCTTTACCAATAAAGTCATTTCCCTTTTGCTCAAGAGAAACGATCTTATG